CGGCAGCAACATGGTCTTCCAATCGCACGATAGGCCAGGTCGTCAATGCACTGCCCGGCGAGGCATTGACGCATTCGATATTCAGTGCCGTCAGATCCTCGGCCGCCTTCGGCAGGTCGGTCTGTTGCCGCCGCCAACAATCCGCAGTCGGCTTCCACGGGTGCGGCGGGTGGTGGTGGATCTTCCCGTCCGGTCCGGCCTTCTGGTCGATGCCAAGCAAGACGATCTTGCTCACGCCGAGATGTACCGCAAGATTAAGCGCCGCCGTGAGCGTGGTGTTCTTCACCATCAGCGTATGCGTGTCTGTGGCAAGGCCCGGCGTGGTCTTGCGGATCATTGTCAGGATCGGCGGCGGCCCGCTGGCCGAGGTTGAGCAACTGACGATCTTGCCGGTGAAATTCATCAGCGCCTTGCGATGGTGCAGGAACCAGCGCATGTCGGCAAAGACAACGTATTGCGCCCACGGCACTGCAAGATAACTGCTGTTGATGGCGATGACGTTCTTGCCTTTGATCAATTCAAGATTCTGTTCGAGCAATGAAGTACCGCCGCCGACGATATAGGCAACATCACCTTTCCATAACGGCTCAACGCGCCAGCTCAAACGTTGAGCCTCGCGTAATTCTGGATCATTTCGGTGACGTTTGGCGGCAGAATTGAGCTGACCGGAGCGGCGGCGCCCTTGCCGGCGGATGCATAGCGGAAGCGATTGTAATAATCACCATACGTCACGCTCGTATCGCCATGCGTCGTCGAGCGGATTGACGGATCGCGATTGCCGCTGAAGTGCTGCCAGCGCAAGGTCTCGATGCACGCTTGCGCCAACAATACCGGCGCGTCATCGGGCAAGTCGTAGCCACCGCTGTATTGCGCGATCACTTCGCCGAACCAATGACTGTTGACCGGCGAATAGGCCCACGACCACATGCCAGGCACCAGCCAAAGCAGACCGGCCTCCTTGTCGAGCTCGTAGCCGGCAGGGTCGGCTATGCTGCCGCCGACCGTAATCGAACTAAGTTCGTTGACCGGAAACTGCCGCAGATTGATCCCGCGCGTCGGGTCATAAAACGAGAGGCGAAAGCTTTCCGAAACCGTCAGCATGGCGAAATAGCGATCGCACAATTCGCCGATCATTTTGGAAATCGCCGTGATCTTCTCCGCCATGATCGCATCGTCGGCGGTATTGCCGGGGATACCGAGTGCGGCATTAACCGCATCCACCGTGGTCAGGTCATAGACCGGTGCTGTTGGCTCTAGGATGGTGAAAAGAGATTTCCTCATGGCTCATATTTGCCCGTCGGCCCCTGTGGACCGGGTGGACCACGCTCACCATCCTTGCCGTCATGGCCCCGCTTGCATGCCAGCCGCCAATCCTTGGCAACGCTGCCTGGTTTTTCCACGGTCTCGATAAGCGCAACCCAGATCGATCCGTCGGATGTCACCACGTCGCCGGCATCGGCGCGCATGCCGTTTTTCCATAAGCCGCGATAAAGCATGACATTGGTTTTGACTTCCTGCCGGTCAATCGGCAAACCCTTATGCATCATGGTGACCACGATCGTGCGCCCACCATCTTCGCTTGACCATTTCGCCTCGCGCAGATCAAAGCCATCCTTGCCTTTCTCGCCCGCTGGTCCCGGCGGTCCTGGCGGACCCGGTTCACGGCGCATTTTCTCGATCAGTTCGGCATTGCGCAGGCACAATTGGCCGAATGCGCTGATCGCCTGCCAGATGCTGAATTGCGGCTTGGGCAAGGTTGCCATCGGGATTTTGCTCCTATGCCGCGTGTGCGATCAGCAATAATTCTTCTTCGCTGATGTAGTGCTCGCCCATCGCTTTGCCGGTCAGCATGATAAACGCCGCCGCTTCAAGGTTGGCATTGTTGGCAAGCGCACTGCCGTGCGCCTTGCCGCTGACCAGACTGATTGGCGATGATGCGCGGCCTGGTTTGAGCGAACAGCGCACGATAAACAGAACGCCGGATAACGCGACATTGACCACGCGCAGCGGTATCGGCGGACCCACCCCCGGCATCTGAACCGGAACAGCAATGACTTGAAAGGCGTCACTCTGAAATGCATTGGCCTGGAAGGCGCCCGCCATTTAGTTCTGCAGCCGCAGCACCGACGGCGTGAGCAGAAATTGTCCGTTGGTCGATGCGACATTGCCGCCGAAATCGATGAAGGCAACCAAGCGGCCGTCGGTCTTATGATAGATCGCACCGGCGGCGCGGATCGTCGCGCGTAGCCATTCGGCCTCGCCTAAAACGATCTCGACCCGGTTGCGTTGCGCATCGGCGTTGACGGTTACCCGAGCCGGCTGGTTAGCATAGCCAACCGCATCGCGCACTTCACCATTGATGTCGCCGACCGTGCGGTGATCCTTGTCGGCCACATAACGCTCATCGACCAGCATCACGGCAAAGCCATCGTTGGCGAAATCGATGGTGCCGGCGGCCATATCGGCCAGGGCCGAATTATAGATGAGGCTAGTCAAGTTCGTGCTCGATCACGTCGGCGACCAATTGATTGTTCTCATCGCGCCGCATCTTGATCTGCTTTTGCGTCTTGCGTGGTTGCGGAATAGCAACGTTAACCACGCTCGGCATCGCCGACGGCATCATTTGCGGCAGTGGTTTCGCAAGCAGCAATGGTTGTGCCACGATTGCCAAGGCATGCGCAATTTGCTCCGCCACGTCATCGGGTGCAATCTGCGATTGGCCATCTTGACCCGCATCGCCCTTCTGGCCTTGCGCGCCGGTTATTCCTGGATCGCCTTTCTCTCCGCGCTCACCCTTTTCTGGCTTGCGCGCCTCGACCGCGGCCAACCGCTGATCAAATTGCCCGATCTGCATTCTATAAGGCGCAATATGTTCCTTGATAATATCGGCAATCTCGCGCCCTAAAATATCTTCAAGCTGCATGGCCTAATCCCCTGCGGATCGCGTCGAGCAAGGCGCGCTGATTGATTGGTGCGGGTGCTGGCGTTGTCGGACTTGGCATCGGTGCCGGCGCCGCCGGTAAGGCCGGCGCGTTGGCCCGGTTGGCCAGTGCCTGCAGGGTAAACATTTGTTGTTGTGCCATGGGCGATTCGCCGCCGGTTACATCGACATAGCCGAGCACGCGTCGCGCCTCGTTCGGCGACAGGATGCCCTTGCTTACGGCTTCGGCCAATACCGTGATCTGCGTCTGCGAATCCATGCGGAACAGGCCGGTAAGGTCGAATTCCGCGCGATAACCAGCGCTGATCAGGCCGAGGCCTTCCGACAGGATCAGCTCAATGTGCTCGATCAGGCTTTGCAAACATTGCTTGTAATATTGCAGATCGAGCAGTTCAGCGTTTTGATAATTTGGCGGATCTTTCGCCCCAACCATGAACGCCGGGATGCCGAATGCCGTGCAAATCGTCTCGTTGTTGTGCTTGAGCTGCTCGATCAATTGGCTATCGACTGCGTTCTGTTGCAGCGGATTCCATGTCAAGCCGCTGCCCAGGATCGCCACCTTGCCCTGATTGATGCCGGTGTAATTGCTGTGCCAGTTATTCTCCAATCGCGCTGCAGTAGCCTCGTCGATGTTGCCGGGCGCCGTCAGGATGCCGGAAGGTCGCGCCGCATTTCCAAAAAACATTGCGGAAAATTGTTCAATCGATAATCCGCGCGCCGCAGGCGCGGCTGTGGAATAAAGCGGCGACATGCCGACCATCTTATGGAACAGACAATTGATGCGATCGTGCATGATCTCGCTGGCCGGAATCACGACATGTTCTTCGAGAATACCGGCCAGGTGATCGGTATTGAGATCGTAGAATAACGATCCGTCCAATGCCTCCATGGGCTTGACGCGATTTGGATCGAGCACATGCAGCGCGCTGACAACGTTGCGGTTGTCACGTTCCTTGAGGACGTAAGCGTTGCCGGCGCGCAGCTTGGAAATCATCCAGCTTTCAAAGAATTGAATGCGGGTCTGGTAGCGATTTGGCTTATTCAGGACGGTCGAGAAAGCGCTTGCCGTTGTCTCCTGCCATACCTGATCGACCGGCTGCATCAGTTTGAGCCGCATCTTGGCGATATCGGCTGAAATCATGGCGACGCAACGGTAGAGCGTCGCATTCTGCAGCGGATTTTCCATGCTCAACGGCTGATTGCGCTGCCAAGCCCCGGCAAAAGGCTCGCGCACAATCGGCCACCAGCCGCGGTCATAGACATTGGTCGGCAGCATCGGCGACTGCTTGCGCACGGAAACCTCGAAGCCGAGAATCTTCATCCTTTCTCGGCCTCGAGTTTGCGATGCCGGTAACGCTGTTTTTTGCGCACCGGCACCGCGTCTTCACTTTCCGCAGCCAGCTTGGCCGCAGACAACACCATGCGATGCGCGTCTGATAACGCCTCGAACAGTTCGCCCGCTTCAAGCTTGCGGGAGTTGTATTCGAACGCCTTCAACGCGCGCATCATCATCCGGTCACCGCCCCGCCATAGGCCGCGCTGGTGAGATAGAACACGCCTTTGTCTCTCCCGCGCATCCATGTGATGTAACGCTCGGCACGCACGAACACCAAGTTGTTCTGGAATGCCGAGACCAGATGGTAGTTGCCGGCCGCCGGTGCACTGTCCAGTTCGACCGATGCCTCGCGCGACACATCGATTTGCAATCCGCCCTCATCCGCCACAAACACCGACGGTGGATGAATTGCGGTGACTTGCCCGGCCGGTGAATTGTTCGAGGTCAACACCGTGATGCCGAGAATATTGCCGCCATTGCCATTGACATTCGGGAACGCCACCACGCCCAAAGTTGTCAGCATGGTGCCGATCGATGTCGCCAGCACTGGCTGCATGATCAAGGTCAGATTGTCGGTCGGGATATTGTACTCCTGGAAGTGGAACAGGATCTGCCGGATATCATGGATCACCGCAGTGATGTCGGTCCCGGAAGCGCTGTCGGTGTCGGCGCCGTTGGTGATCGAAGCCGGCGACACGTTGGTCACCGCCGTTACCGTCGGCTTGATGAACTGCTCATCAAGGAACTTGGCGATACCCTTGGCCAAGTTGTCACGCACCAGCATTTCAACGGACGGGCTTGAGAAGCGCGCCAGCTCGTCGGTGACACCCATGATGCACGCCGTCTTGGCAAAGGTCAGTGTGACGGTATCGAATGTCCCGGCAGCCACGGGCTTGGAAGCGCCTTCCCCGACCCACTGTGCCGTAATAACGCTATTTTCACGCGGGATGCGCGAATTGAATGGCACCCGCGTCAATCCGGGGATGCGGCCGAGATAGGTCTGCGGCACCAGGAATTCGAGGAATTCACTGGCGAGATTCTGCGCGTAGACCAAGTTTCCGGCCCATGTCGCAGATGCCACCGTGCCGGTTGCTACCGCCGCCTTGATATCCATTTCGATCTGCGGCCATTGCGCACAATATTGCCGCGCCACCGCAACAACATCGCGATGATAGAGATCGGCATGCAGTTGACAGGCCAGCCGCTTGATGAGGCCGAGACCTGGCGGCAGCGTCGGTGCCTTCACCTGGATAACAGACGAATGCATTTCAACGCCTTCCTCATTCGATAGCGGCTTTGCCGTGTTGATCAATTCCTTCTCGATCAGGCGGCAATCTCTCAATTCCCGATCAATCGACGAAATCTTGGATTGATGTTCGTCGAATTGAATGACTTCGGATTCATCCTTGGTACGATCTTCTTTCGCGACCGTCTCCTGAATTGCGTCACGTGCGCCCATTTCAGCGGCGCGTCTTGCCTCAAGTTGTTTCATTCTCTCTGCGTTGGTTGTCGTGGCCATAGTCGTGGCCTCCAATTTGATGGAACGGGATGCCGAGACGCCGGCGGGTTTGTCTTTGTGGCCTGACGCGGCCGGGATTACGGCTTGCGGTTGTTTGCCTGACGCGGCGCGCAAGTTATGATAGATAGCGCGAATGGTATGGATGGAAGCATCAACGTTGGCGGGAATCGTGACGGCCGATAATTCGAGAATTTCATACTCGTCGTATTGAATCCCGCCGCCCTTAAGCATCGTGATCTTGTCGGCGGCGGCCTGGAATCCAATTGACACCGCACGCACCAGGCCCAATTTAATACTTTGCCATGCCTCATCGAGCCGGTCTTTCAATTTGCCTGGCTCGACCGATTTGGCGATCTTTGCCCTGAATGGAATGCCGTCGTCACGCGCCTCGGCCCATACCACGTGTCCGATTGGTTCGCCCGAACGATGCTGCCATAGCATCGGCATCGGCAGGCTGAACTTGGCGCCGCGCGGCTTGACGATATCGCCAACACGATCGACCGTCGGCGTCGAGGCGACGCCTTCGATGATGCGCTGGTCCTCGTCAAACGATTTGATGTCGAGCACCGCATAGGCGCGATTGAGTTTTGACATGGCTTTTCCTTTGAGATGCGTTAGCCGACGAAGAACATCTGGAATGCCGGTGCTTTATCTGGATTGGCCGACATAACAGTGGCGGCGTCGAACAGTGCCATGGCCGGATCGATCTTGGCATCGCCAGCATTCTGCTTGGTCATGCGTATAGCCGTGGCCGTAGGTTCGATTTTGCAATTTCCCACTGCCCACGCCATCAGTGCGGATTTATTATGCCACAACGTGCCGTTGGCCAGCTTGCGCTCGGTGCCCTTGATGGCATTCATCATGGCGTAGCCTTGCGGCGCGCCGATCAGGTTTTTTTCGGCGACGGAGACTCCGATTCGTCCGAGCGCGTCCACGACTTCACCGAGGCCAGCAGGGTCAACAGCGACAGCCGCCAGAAGATTTCTTCGCTTGATGTCGCGAATGATCTCAACGATGGCGGTGATGTCATCCAATTCGTCTTGGACAATTGTCAATTCCCCGTTATTCTGGAAATCCTGCAGCGTTGCCGCGATGGTTTGCCTTCGCTGCAGGACGCTCTCGTGACACCAAGCATGCGACCATGCCAGCCAATGTTTGGTCTCGCGGCAACGTCCGAGAGTACATAACCCAAATAAATCGTCTAACCCGCCGCCATCTAATCCTGCCACCACGATTTCAGACCGTTCGAGCAATCGCTCCAACGTCAAAGTCTCGTCGGTCTGCTTTTCCCAGAATTCCGCACCGGCCCATCGGTCGCCCGGCAGCGATAGCCCGATCTCCACATTGAAATGTTGCGATGCAAATAATGCCAGGTCGCCCTGCCCCTTGCGCTTGGCGTCGATGAGCTGTGAGCGCAGGAATTCCGCATCGACCGAACGGCCTAAGTTTGGATTGACCAGCGGCCACGTTTGTTCGTTTTCCCATCCGCTATCCGCCGCGATCCGGTGTGGTAATTCGTACAGGACGGGCAACAATGGCTTGGGCAGCGTTAATTTGCCGTCACGCACGTCTCTGGCCCTTGCCAGCTCGCTCTTGAAGACACCTGCAGGGGGTGCCTTGCTTTGGGTTGTTATCTGGATGAGGAATCCATCCGGTCTGCTCGCCAGAGCTCCCCTAATTTCAAGAAAGATATCCGCGGCATGGCTCTTGGTGGCGAATAGATGGGTTTCGTCGATCAACGTCCCGAGTGGCTTGCCGCCGGTCACAACATCAACATCGGCCGCCTTGATCTGCAGAAATGAGCCGTGCTTGCGGTGGGTAATCCTGCGGATGTTGTCTTGGATATGGAAGACCCGACTGAGCGTTGGGTCCAATTTCACCATTGACCTAGCGGATCGAAACGATATGCCGGCGACTTCGATGGTTGGTGCCAGAAAGGTAAATTCAGCATCCGGTCGTCTGTTGCGACAGATAGCGGCTACCATAATCCCTGCTGCAAGGACGGATTTCCCATTTTTTTTTGGCACCAGAAGAAAATATTCCTGGATCGCCCGCTTATGCGTTTCCGGATCATAGGAGCCAAATAAGGCCGCCACGACCTCGAATACCCAATCGCCCATGGCCTCGCCGAATGTCGGGGTGCCGATGACGTCGGGCAGGCGCAGTCGCTTGAATGCGGATAGGCCGTGCTTCACCTCATTGGGAAATAACGGCAAGTCGGAGACCAGCGACTGACCGGCCATGATCCGCCTTGCCCAGTCGGGGCAGGATGT